TGAAATATGGCTATATTTGCTTGAGACAATTTCCCAAGAGCGAACGTCATACGCTCTCGGCAGAGATCAGGCAAACAATGTATGAAATTGACAGGCTAATTATACGGGCTCAAAAACGATATTTTAATATGATTGTTTACATAACTTTTAGGAAGACAGTGGAGCTGACGTGAACCTTAACCCATTCTTCTCCTACATCCCATCCATCCCGTTCTACCACCTCATACACTCTTCCTCCGCCATCACCACCCTGATCTCCGGCAACCGTGGAGGGAAAACGGCAATGGCGATAATGGATTTCATGCTCCGCCTTTTCCGTATTCACCCTATCCCCCACAAGAACTTTCACGACAACATGACCTGTAAAACCGTCCGTTTCCTGTCCGAAACCCTTCCGTCCAAAGTGGAAGAAAACGAATCCTCCCGCAACACCCTATACCCCGAACTCATCAAACGCCTCCCTCCCGAACTCATAGTAAAGGATATCGGAAGTAAGAGACCTGTTATGGTAATCCAAGACCCCTATTCTTCCCAGCACTTCTACATCGAGTTCGCTTCCTATTCCCAATCCACCCAAGCCCAGGCGGGAGTCGAACGCATATACATCCTCATCGACGAAGTCCCCCCATACTCGATCTTTGAGGAAAACTACTCCCGCCTAATATCCACCGGTGGCGATGTCATCATATCCCTCACCCCAGCCCAGGGCGACGTGGACTGGATATACGACATGCTTTACACCCAAGCTCGACATATCTATCGCACACCGGCTATCGTCAACCGTCACAAACAGCTCGGCGAGGACAAACCTCTCTACGAACACCACCCGAATAACAAAGACATCACCGTAATCCACTTTGCCACCGACGACTCCCCTTACCTCTACGAAATCTACAAACGAGAAGCCTCACCAGACCAGACCTACGACGACTTCATCTCCTCCCGCTTCTTTGTCCTCGATGACGAAATAGCCGTAAACATCAGACGTTACGGGATGTTTTCCTATATCTCCGGCAGGGTCTTCAAAGAATTTACTCCCAACATCCACGTTATCGATCCGATCCGATACTTCCCCGATGGTCTTCCCGACAACTACCGATACTTCCGAACCATCGACTACCACCCCACAAACGACTGGGCGGTTGTCTTCGGTGCCGTTTCCCCTACCAACGAAGTCTTCGTGTATGACGAACTAAAGATCTCTCCCGAAACCAACGCCCTTTACGATATCGCCCACACAATCGCCAAGAAATCCGGCAACACCCACTTCTCCTGCGACCTCATAGACCCCCTTGCCCAGATAAAACAAATCACCACCGCTACTTCCCCCGTCGAAGACCTCAACCGTTACTTCCACCACTTCAAACAACAAGGTATATGCAAAGGGGCATATTTCCGTTCATACGACACAACCACGACCAGAGGAAGGGATGAAATACGACTGCGTCTGAAAAACGCCATCACCTACAAAACCCCGTTCTCCAACACCTCTTTTTCCACCACCTCCCCCTCCCCCACCATCTGGTTTTTCTCCAACTGTAAATACACCATCGAATCCATCCGCAACTGGTCATACGAACTCTGGTCCGACCGTTCTGCCCTTCTCACCAAAGACATGAAAGAGAAACCCCAGCAAAAGTTCTCCCACTTCTGCACAGCATTAGAGGGAGCTATGAAAGAACGCCAACTGACACTGAGTTATACCCCTGTCATCACCCAACCGGTCAACAAAGTAAAGTATTTTAGAAGGGTTGCATAATGAAACGAAAACGAATTGACGATATCTACTCTCCCTTACTCAATCAACTCAATTCCGAACTGAGCGTTTCCCATGGCAACAACCGTTACATTCAGGACATTTACGAACAGGGTCTCGCGGTAATCGACGGATACCGTACAGCCCAGAAATACGAATGGCAATCGGACGTCATTGTCCCCGAATACTTCTCGTCCTTCATTACCGAACAATCCCTTATCTCCAATCAATACTTTTCCACCCGTGACTTCGTAGAGATCTATCTCGAAGGGGACAAACCGGAAGACAAACTCAAATGCGAAGCCGCGAAACAGCTCATCAACAAACTTCTCAATCGTCGTGAACTCTACCACTACCAGAAACTCATGCGGGCATCGGCTATCCGCCAGCTCGCAGGTGTCGTTTACTTCCTCTGCTGGTGGGAACAGGAAGTCTATACCGTCCCCACAACCACCAACATTCCCCAAGTTACCGCTTCCGAGGATTATACTATGTCCCCCCAGATGTTTTCTATCCCTCAAACCACATTCAGAGAAGAAATCCGTAAAGACTGGTTCAACTACGAGGTCATCGATCCCCGTAACGCCTTTGTCTCTCCTGAATACACCTACTCTCTCCAAGACAAACAATACGTCATCATTCGCCACGAGAAAGACCTCGCTTCCCTTATCGCCGACGCTAAACGGTGCAACTACTTCAACATAGACAAACTCAAAGAACTCAAACCCCAAACAATTACCGAAACCGCGTCTGAATCGTATAACAAGGAACAGAACGCTTCGTTTCCCCACAACCTTCCATCACCCATCTTCGACGTTTATGAACGTTACGGCAAATACTGGGCAGTGGTGAAGGAAACGGACAACTATGGCATACCTACGAAAATAACCCCTGGGATAGACATTTCCGGCAATCCTCTCGACAATGCCGTTCTTATCGAAACCGTAATCACCTTTGTCAAATCCGGCGGGGAATCCGTTCTTATCCGTTTCGAGCCACAGCGTAATGTTGACTACCGCCACCGTCCCTATCGTCCCATTATCCGTGGCCTTTACTACATTCATCCTTCTCGTTCCGAAGGCATGACCGACACGAACCACAGCATCAACCTTCAGGAAGCCGTCAACGACACTATCAACATCTCCAACGATCGGGTGATGCTTGCCACGTTTCCCGCTTTCAAGGCCCGCAAGTATTCTCTTGACGATGTTTCCGAACTCTATATCGCCCCCGACCATCCCATCCTTCTTGACGATCCGAACAGCGACCTCCAAGAACTCAAAATCACCGACAACATCCAAGGGGCGATGTTGCAGACCAACCTTCTGATCAACCAGCTCCAGCAACTCCGTGCCATTTTCCCAACCACGATGGGCAACCTCGGTTCCGTCAAGTCTTCCATGACCGCTACTGCCGTCGCTGGTGCCGAGAACCGCACCGATATCCGTCAATCCTTCAAGGCCATGTGCTTTGAATACACCACCCTTTCCGAGTTTTACTGGATGATGCTTCAGATGGCATACCAGTATATGCGGGAGGAAACGGCACGGGAAATCTTCGGCGAGGAACTCATGCCCTACTTCTCCCCCGATGCCGACTACACCTTCAAACCTGTCACTTCCGCTATCGAACAAGAACAGTCCAAACAGATGAAAATCCGCAACTACACCCAAATCCTCCAAACCGTCGCCAATGTCCGACATCCCGACACAGTCAAGGTAGTCAACTATATCCTTACCGAAATCCTCAAACTCATGGGACAGGAGTATTCCATCATCCAAACCCAACTCATGAATCCCCAACAACCTATGCAATACGAAAACCAGGCCCAAGCACCCCAATCACCCCCCACCTCCAATCAGTATGGCCTAAACATGAACCCTATTGACCAGATGATTAGAGGGGTGAAGAAATGACACGAATTGAGGTTTACACGACCTGGTTTTTATGGTATAATACCACTACGAGAACTGAGGGCGAAAACCAATGAAATACTTCAAATCGGAAGTCCCACAATATCCAACCGTGTCCCCGATGGATTACATTAGGTCCAACACGACTTACAAAAAACAATCCATCTTTGTCCTCTCCCAATATGAACCCTTCTACCGTGTCTGGACTTCCGATCTCGGCAGACAACTGATGGAATACTTCGTTAACCGTCATGCCGACGCCTTGAAGAAAATCACTTCCCTCGAAGCTACCGATCACGACAAGATAAGATATGAGGAAACTACCGCAATTATCCGTGATATTGCTAACATTATAGATACCTACGAAAAAGAACTACACAACCTTGAGTCATCAATTCCCTCTCCAGACCTCGCCTCTGGACAAGGGAAATAAGGAGGATATATCATGATGGAAGAGACTCAGAACCACGAAAACGCTGTCGAGAATCTTGAGGACCTGATGCTTTCCCCTTCTTTCGATGAGGACGAGAATGCTCAGACTTCCGCCCAAGACACCTCTGCTCAGTCTAAGGACGACGACAATGCCGAAAAGTCCAGGCTGGGCAGAAAGGTAAAGAGTCTTGAGGAAACGATCGGAACTCTGACCAGACTTGTCGAGGATCAAAGAAGGATGCTGGAGACGCTTGTGCAGACCAGGACCTCCAAACCCGAAGAAAGGGAGGAGGACGACGAGGAGCTTCCCGAGATCCCTACCACTCGTGAAGATGTCTTGAAAATCCTTCAGTGGTATGAACGAAACAAGGAAAAGCAGGTTGTCGAGGCCCGCAGGCAATACGAAACCGCTTATTCTCAAACCCTCATCTCCTTCTTGAACAAGGAAGACCCCTCCATTCGTGATGAGGTCCAGAAGGTATGGGCGGAGAAATACAACCTCGCCTTTACCAACAACCCCATTTACGATGCCGAAAAGGGGTATCTTCTCGCCAAGATGGAGGTATTGCAACGGCTGGCAAAAACCAAGTCCTCTCCCCAACAGCCTACGGTATCGTCATCGTCTTCCACTTCCTCATCCCCGGTAAACCTCTCCAAAGAGGCCCTCGAACTCGCAAGGAACTTGGGGATGAGTGATGACGACATCCGTAAAGCGTTCGAGTCCACAACTGTTGTCAATAAACAGGGTGTTATTGCCAAAAAGAAGTAGTGATAACCTTTTAAGGAGGAACCAGTATGTTTGAGGTAGTCAAAAACACTGAACTTGGAACGGTTTGGCTTCCCGTCGAACCTTCGACCACCCTCACGGTTGGTCAGCTGGTTTATCGGGCGGCATCCAATCCCGTTAATCTTTCTTATTTCCCTCCGGCTTCTGGCACCGGAACGGCCAAACCCATCGGTGTTGTCGTTGCCACCAACCTTCGCAAACCCCTTTATTCTTCCACTTACAACGCCAATTACATCACCGGTGTCGCTTCCCGTTCCGACCAGCTTGCCCTTGAAAAGCAGGGTGCTCAGGGTTCGATGTTCGGAGTTGGCGATCCCGCTCCTCTTGTCCAGATCAAACTCATTGGTCCGCAGACGGAACTCAAAGGGACGCTTTCCGCGGCGCCGACTCCCTTTCAGCCCTCGGCAGTTGCCAGTGATGGTAGCACCTTGACGAAGTCTGGTCTCACGCTGACCGACTATTTCACCACTGTTTACTGCCGTTCCGGGGCCAATCAGGGTATTTACCGGCAGATGTCCACCTACTCCTCCGACATCCTCAGCTTCCCTCTTTACTGGCCTTACACGACGACTACCAGCAACTATTTCGTTGCCATCAACACGACCATTGGCAACACGAGGATCAATGTGGACACTTATGGTCGTAACCTTGATGTCGCTTCGAGTGTCAGTTCCAATTACTATTCGGTTGTCGTCGAGGAAATCAACCTTGAGGAAGCTGGTAAAGAGTATGTCATTTTCAGGTTCGTATAAGGAGGTAAACCATGGCTAACCCTATAACGCTTCAGGAGTTTGCGTATCTGCTCGACCGCAACATCGACGAGGTCTTGAAGGACTACCTCAACCCTGTCAAGATGGTGTCGAAGCAGATTTTTGGGCAGAAAAGCACCAATCGCCTTTACCTTGAAACCTTCTCTGTCGGTAACTATCCCGACATTCCCGAATTTAACGGCAAGGTTCAGTATCAGGGTATTGCCCCCGGATATAAAACTCGTGTCGAAACCCGTGAGTTTGCCGGCGGTCTTGTCGTCGAACGCAGGCTTATCGACACTGCCGACCATGACGAGATGAGGGATCGTCAGGAAAGCATGGCTCGTGCCCTTCAGCGGACGAAGGAAAAACGTGCGGCAAATCTCATCAACTACGCTTTTTCCGCAAGCTGGGATTTCATGAGTAACGACGAAGGTATCGCCCTTTGCGGCGCTCATACCACCAAATCCGGTGTCCCCACCACCACGGGCTTCTCCAATTACGGGTCCTCAGCCCTCAGCAAAACCTCCATCCTTGCCACGGCGGTTTCGATGATGAAGTTCAAGGACGATATCGGGGAATACTTCGACATTATCCCCGACACCCTTATCGTTCCCGTGGCCCTTTTCGATGCCGCTTGTGAGGCTGTTGGGTATGATCCTCGGTCCGGCGCGGAATCCAAACTCGACCCGACGTCTGCCAACAACGCCATCAACCCCGCTTATGGCCGATTCAAGGTCATCCCCTGGATCTATCTTGACCAGTATTCCACCTCGAGCTGGTTCATGGTCGATTCTCGGCTGATGAAGAAGTTCGCTATTTGGGTCGATCGGATCACCCAGGAGAAGCACACGATTATGGACTACGAGACGATGTCCATCAAACAGATCATCTACTCGTCCTTCGCGGTTTACTGGAAGGATTGGCGATTCATCTACGGACATTCGGTATAACCTAAACGGGTGAGAAGGGGAAAGACAAATCCTCTTCTCACCCTTAACCTAATTTAGGAGGAAGAACGTTATGGCGACCGCAACCACCACTAAAGTGGACCCTGAAGTCGATGATCTCAAATACAACTCGTTTACCATCTTCACCAAGTATGACCTGAACCCCAACGGTTCCGTGGCATCGACCTATCCTCTCTGGTATTTCACCCATATCCGAGAGGAACTTGAAAACGATATCACGGTTATGGAAAACCAAATCAAACGGAATTATGTGCCTGAAGAACGTATTCCTGAATATCGGGAAAACATCAAGAAACTCCGACAGAAACTTCAGGACATGGATGACGCGATTCCTAAATTCAACTCCAAAATCCGCGATTTCATCAACGATGTCATTCCCACGCTTACCGAAAAACTTGTCAACGCTCTTCCTTCTCGCACCGAAATGGAACGAGGCCTTATCTATCCTGAAGAGGAGTCTCGCCGTATGACAACCCCTTGCATTCTCCTTAACGGCAAGGAACTCCGTTGGGCGAAGGCTTGTGCTATCACTCCTTACAAAGATATGGTCACTCGTTCTCAGCTTGAAGTGATGTGGAAGATAGCGAGGAAGGCACTTGGTGAAGACACAAACATAGAAAGAATCAGAAAAGGATAAGGAGGTATAACTATGGCTACGGCATCGGAAGTAATCAACATAGCATACTCTCTGCTCAATGAAAGTTCATCTTCTTCTTTTGTGAGCGATACCATATCCCTTAACTTTCTCAACGAAGCATTGAGAGATGTGTACCTGAGAACCATGATAGTTGTCGATACCACAACCATCAGCGTATCAACCGTCGACTATGAGTATGACCTTCCAAGCGACTTCATGGCAATCCCTACAAGGGACAGTTATAAGAACGTGTGCACATTCATAACTGTATCCGGTTCGGAAACCACCTTGAAGTACAAGCAGTACCCTGACTTCTTCCCCAAGAGCACATCTTCAGGAACACCCCAATACTTCACGATACAGTATAACCCATCAAGTCCCTATATGTCTCTGCTTCTTGACCCGACACCTAATGCCAACGGTACTATCAGTCTTATTTATATACCAGAATCTCCTGTTCTTACTTCTACTTCTGCCACTATTCCTCTCCCACACAACTTGACCCTTCCCCTTGCATACTACATTTGTTGGCTGTACAAGTACCGTGACAGAGATCCGGGAGCAGGAGACAGGTTCTTTGTGATGTATGATGCTTTCCTTCGCAAATACACGGGCAATTTGAGCACGTCGCTGAGGAAACCGAAGGTGGTATGGGCCGGACTTTCTGACTGATTGAAGGATGTTCATTATGGCTACTGTGCAGGAAGTGATGAATGTATCCTATGCTCTGCTGAAAGAGACGGATGCGTCTTCTCTTGTAAGTAATGAAATATCCTTGAAGTTTCTCAACATGGCAGTCAAGGACATATATCTGAACAGCTCCTTGATGGTCTCGTCCACGACTGTTTATGTTACTGCTGGAACTTACCGATACGACCTGCCGGCCAACTTTATGAGCATAGCTATGAGGGATGAAGAGAAGAACGACCCGTGTGTGTACTTTGACGATGGAATTTCCACACACAAGCTCATATACAGACAATATCCTGATTTCTTTCCCATTTCATCTACTCCTTCTACTCCGACTACTTTTACTATTGAGTATATCACTGACTTCTCGTACATGGAGTTGATACTTGAATCTCCGTATGAAGAGACACCTCCTACTTATATCTTTACCGATGACTCAACGGATTATTTCATTGTTGAGTATGTACCGTACACGCCTCAGATTCAGCTTCTTCTCAATCCCATTCCTGATACTGACGGCACGATTACTGTACCTTTTATTCCCCGTTCTCCGGTTTTGACTTCTCTTTCTGACTCTATTCCGCTTCCTCATGCCATGTCCCATTTGTTAGCCTACTACATGTGCAGTTTATATTTTCGCATGCTTGGAAAAGAGATATCGGCAGAGAGGTATTTCCTCCTTTACGATGCGGGGATGAAAAAGTATCACAGGATGATGTCGGCCGTGTTGAGGAAACTTAAGACTCCGTGGAGTGGAGGAATAAGTGAGCAAGCAGGAAAGTAAGAAGACAAGTGAGATAGAAGAGAAAAAAGAAGGGACTGCGGAGAATGTAACAGTTGATATTGATGCAGAACTGGTACGAACCTTATCACAAATGCCTGTCCCAGAAAAGCCTAAAGAGAGTGATAAGGCAGAGGATGTAGACGCCGAATTGTCTCAAACACTATCTAAACTTCCTACCCCAGAAAAATCCGAAAAGGATAAGGAAGTTGAAGACATCAACGCCGAACTGGCTGAATCACTCTCTAAAATACCCATAAGCGAAAGAAAGCAAGAAGAGCGGGAAGACATAGATGCGGAACTGGCACGAACTTTATCGCAGATTCCTGTAAGCGAGAAGAAACAGGAGGAGCAGGAAGACGTAGACACCGAATTATTACAGGCGTTGTCTAAACTTCCTGCTCCTGAAAAAAAAGGTGAGGGAACAAAAGACATAGATGCCGAACTACTGGAGTCATTATCCAAGCTTCCAGTAGAGGAAAAAGAACCACAGGAGCAGGAAGACGTAGACACCGAATTATTACAGGCGTTGTCTAAACTTCCTGCTCCTGAAAAAAAAAGTGAGGAAACAGAAGAAGATATTGATGAGGAACTGTTAAAGTCTCTATCACAATTACCAGTCGAACAAAAACAAGAACAATCACAAGAAGACATCGATACCGAACTATTAGAAAAATTATCAAAGATCCCAGTCGAAAAGAAGGAAGACCCGCAAGAACAGGATGTAGACGCCGAACTGTTAGAATCTCTCTCTAAACTACCCATTCCTGAAAACATAAGCGATAAAACAGAAGAAGATGTAGACGCCGAACTGTTAGAAAAACTATCTAAAATCCCTACCCCCGAACCTAAAGAAAAAAAAGATGAAACGCAAAGTGAAGATGTAGACGCTGAACTTATCAAAGCACTATCTCAAATACCTCCTACGGAAAAGAAAGAAGCAGAAGAACCAGACATAGACGCTGAATTACTCCAATCTCTATCTAAACTACCTGTGGAGCAGAAGGAAGAGCCAGAACAAGAAGATATAGACGCTGAACTATTGCAGTCTTTGTCAAAGTTACCCATCGAGAATAAGAAGGAAGAAGAACAGGAAGATATTGACGCCGAGTTACTCCAATCTCTTTCTAAACTACCTGTAGAAGATAAGAAAGAACAACCTCAAGAAGACGTAGAC